GTATCCATAAACACCAATATGTCTGGCTTACCAAATGCTGCACGAGTTAAGTCTGTTGGGCAAACAAAGTCCACGATTACTGGTGCTACACCTTGCTTAGAGATAAGTCTTGCCATTTCACCCATGCGTCGAGCCTGCTCAATTCTATCTTCTGGAGAAAACCCTAAGTCTGAATTGACTGTTGCACGAACCTCATCTGCATTAAGATGAATAGCATTAATACGCTCTTTTAGTGTCTTTGCTAATTCTGTTTTGCCAGAACCAGGTAGGCCAATAATCTGAATAATCATTAGTAGTCTTTACCCTTTGATTTATTCTCAACAAGTTTTTCTCGTTCATCAACAATACTAACCATAAAAGCCATCATGCTATTGTATCCATCTGGAATAGACATAATCTTATTATAGTGATGTCCACAAAATAATAGTTCTCCTGATATTCCTGTAACCTTAACAAGTGCTTCAGCATTACATCTGTCGCATCTATCTAAAGGACTAAGAGTCCACTCTTGAACTTCATCTTTTGCTAACATGTTAGTCATTATACTCCTATTATACTCTACTTCTTTCTATTATCAGTGGAATAAAATCCACTACCGTTGAAAACTGCTCCTACATTAGAGTATACACGAACCAGTGGTAGATTGCAAGTCTCACAATCATACCCTGGATCGTCTTCTTTTATGCTACGAACCTTTGTATAGTCTTTGTTACAGGACTCACACATATATTCGTAGGCTGGCATTACTTCTTTTTCTTTTCTTTGACTGTCCAGATTGGGGCCTTAAGAGCATCCCCGCCCCATTCATATCCAAGTAGTTTTACTAATGCTTTAATTATTCTAATACGCATTACTTAACCCTATTTCCAAACTTTGCCCAGACTCTTTCATGTAAGAAATATCCAAGGGCTTCCCAACCAATATATATTAGAGCGCCAAGACTTGCATATTCCCATTCGCCAGTAAATAAATAAATTACACCAGCAACACCAACAAGGTGAAATGTTTCCCAACTTGCTGTTTTTAGTAGTGTTCTTTTGGTTGATTCCATTATAGTGCTACCTGATTCGTCTTTCCGCCACCGCCACCTGATGACTTCTTTGCTGTTGGCTTAATTTCTTTTGTTGCTGCCTTCTTAACTGGTGTTGCAGTAGTTGCAGATGCAACGATCTTATTTAATAGTGGAGCATTTTCTTCACCAGTATAAATTGGACGGCCCCAACCAACGACAGCGTTAACTAACTTCTTCTTGTTGTTCTTAACATATGCACGAGTCTTTTCTACGCACATTCCTCCGTTGCGCTGATCTCCCTTTGCAGTTCCTGAAGTATTTCCTTCAATAACTTGGATTGTTCCATCCCCATTGTTCTTAATGCAAAGACCAACATGTGAAATACGATTTACACCATCATCTGGGAAATCAAAATAGATCCAGTCTCCTGCTTGTGGATCATCATTACGAGCATCTGACCAACGCTCATTCTTCTTAAACCAATCTGATGCTTGAACTGTTGATGCAGACTTAGGGAATGACTTTACTCCCGCAGTAAATGCTGTCCAAGAAACAAATGACTGGCACCATGGTTGAAAGTTTACTTTGATCCATGCACCATACTTTGTTTCGTTATCTTTAGGGCCTTCTATTGTGCCCAGTTCTTTCTTTGCAACCTCAACAATTGCTTCTACTGATCCCTTTGCTGCCATTTTATTTCTCCTTTTTATTTTTTGTATTCATCTGAAAATGACATATGACTCATATCATGAACAGTTGTTGCTTCTGGGCTACCAAGTTGGTGCGCCAATCTTTTATAGGCCTTGCATACTTCTGCATACTTTGTATACATAAAAGCAAGTTCTGATCTTAACCTGTCTTCTTCTTCCTGTGTAATCATTCTGTCCCATCCGTATTTATTTTATTAAGCATGTTGTGGTACCAGTTGGGCAAAGCATATCTTGTTCCGCTTGACACTTCGCTAATTCTGTGTGTAAACACAAAGTTAGAAGGGAAGAATATTGCACTGCCTGCTTCTGGCTTAACTGTTATTCCATTTCCAACATGAGGAAATGTTATTTCTCCACCAACATAATCATCATTTAAGTATAAAACAACAGACAATGTTCTGCTACTACTACCATGATCTGTGTGCTCAGGAAGGTACCCAGACTTTTCATACTTGAGGATGCTCATACGATCTTCTTTACCTTTAATATTTCTTGAGGCATAAGGATATATGTCGTTAGAGTAATGCTGAAATGCCTTATCTAATGAACCAAAAAGTCTATCCGATATAGATGTATGCTCTGAGTAATAAATATCACTAGTTGGTATGTCCTCTGATCTTGGCAGCCATCTTTGTTTACAGAAGTGCAATTGCATATCTCCCTGAACATGATCCCAATTGTGCCAAGGCTTTGCCAAACTTGTTTCAGCGCCAGGAACATTGTTCTTTATGTCATCTTCAACTCTTGCATTCATAGACTCGATGTCTTCAATAATCTTGTATGGGTCCTCTATTATATTTTTATAGTAGATTAAACCATCTCCAAGTTTTTCAAATGTAAACATTACATCCCCACTTTCTTTTCAACATTAAATAGTCTTTTATCATCTTCTGTTATGTCGTCATCATTACTAAATACTGGTGCTGGTAAACCAGGCACTGACAATACATGGTCAACGTATAGTGGCTGCCAGATATCTAATCTTTGATTTTGAAATGCTAGATAGTCAGAATCTGATTGGAACTCTGCGCCATGCAGGTTTCTCCAGTGGTCTTTTCTGATTAAATGAAAAAATAAAACCTTATAGTTTTCATTTGGATCATCAGAATTCCAGGCTGGTCTATAATGAAAGTCAAGTTCTGGCTGAACTATAATTGCATCATTTGGCTTAGTTATAAACTCTTTATCATGTGCCACAAATCCCCAGTCACGATTACCACCAATGTGTAAGTCTACCATGTAGCATCCAGGGGACCAGTCTAAGTGCACCTGTAAAAATGGCTTTCTTCCTTCTGATGTTATCTGATGATGAGCATAGAGAAAGTATCCTAGTTCTACATCATCTGTTCCCAGTAGGTCTTGAGTTCTTTTAATTGCTTTATCAAAAAAGTGTTGTGGAATTGCAACCGCATCCTCCCACTTATTCATCTGCTTTGTATAGGCAATGTCCTTTACATCTTTTGCTTCTAGTATGCCACGAAGTTCTTCAAAATCAGACTTTTCATAGAAATCACTAACAAGGAATGGGTCAAAGAACTTTACATTCTTTCTAAACATTTCTTCAAACTTCATGTATTGATCTCTTGAGCAGAACTTCCAGTCAATAGATTCTGGGTTTGGATGATTTTCCATCATCGCAAATGTTGTATCTCTAAAATTAACGGTCATAGTATCAGTTCAAATCTGGATCAATAGTGACAAAACCCTTTGGATGTTCAGTTTGGGTAGTGTGCATATATAGAAGTGTTGATCTCGTTCCACTTTCTACAGGTGTTATTCCGTGCTTCCACAAGTCACCATCACTAATAAAAAATACTCCAGCATATTTTTGTGGCTTGTATTCGTAACTTAGCGCTGGGAAATATAAGTCTCCTCCAGTAAAAGTATCATCAAGATAAATTACTGTACTATACTCTATAAACTCTTCTGGATCTTGGTCATCAGCATGGGCTAGTCCATAACCGCCTTGTTCCCATTGAGACCCAAAGGCTTTAAATGTTTTGATCTCTTTAGTCTCGTCTGGGTTTAATCTCTGATGAACTTCATTAGAAAGCAAAGAGTACTTTTTCTGTATATCTAAAACAGTTTTATTATATGGGTAGCCTGTTCCACCAAATCTAGTCTTATAGTATGGTGGATAAGGATTGACCTCTGATGGCTGAGTCATTTCTTTTACAAGTATGGCAGCATCATCGGGGTCAATAAAATTTTCAATTACTACTGGTCTTGTTATCATATTTCCTCCTTCTTAATTATATCATATTGATCAATATAGACTTTTTACTACATCGTGAAATCTTTCTCCGCCAACAGAGTCTATGTCCATAATAGGATCATACACTATGTCATTTCTTTGATAGGGTAAATAATTTAACATAGAGAATTCATACCCATTTATTATAGATAACTCTTTTGCCCCAGGAATAAGGCATCCAGGGACTGACCTTAAGCAGTCTATAACTATTGAATAGTTATGGTTGACTGAAAATGGAATAAAATCATGCTCTGTTATTTTTGGCTCAAGATCTTCTACCCAGGCTGTTGCAATTGCATTGACCTCAATATTGTTATGTGCAGCAAATAAAGAGTATAGTTCCTCAAAGCCATTGTACTTTATCATACTTATGTCTGGAAAAGATTTAAATAAATCAAAAGACATAAAAATAAAGTCCTTAACAATCCAGTTTGTTCTTAAAGTATAGTCAATGTCTCCAAGGGTATAATCTGAATAGAATCTGTAGTTGTCTTTATTAAAAAGAATTGAATGATTTCCAGACATCACTACATTTCTTCCTCCGTGCCCCATAACCAATTCCATATCCCAGTTTCCCTGAAATACCTTTGCTCCATCTACATACAAGAAAAAATCATAACCATCTTTGTGTTTTGACTCATTTAAATAAGAAAATCTAGATTTTAAATTATCCCAGTGTATGTAGTTGTATTCAACATTTTCAAATTTTTCTCTTCTTTCTAAATTTAGTTGATCAAAAACTACAACATCTATATCATTTTGACCACTAGAGTTAGATAGAAGAGATTTTACTGCATGCGGAAGTTCTTTGCTTTTGTATCCATAAAAGTGAACAAGTATTCTTGGCATTTTATATTAATGGAATCCAGTGTTGCTCAATGGTAAGATCATTTTCAATCAAATACTTAACTGGCTCTATATCATATGCAATTGTAATTCTTGGTCCATCCCATCCCCAATCGCCCATAGCATGAGGATGTCCCATCTCAGAAACGATAAGTCTGTTATTCTTATTTACATTTTCAACCAGTCTATTGTCATCATTATATAGTTTATAGTTTGTAATTGAAGGTTCTGCATTTACACAGTAGTATCCGTGGAAGTGTGGAGCAAAAGGACCACCATGATCATGCCAGTCTAATTTTCCAGTATTGGAATGATTTATATTAAACCATCCCTGAACATAGTATCTTTCATTATAAAAATCTAATCCATAGTATTCGCAAGCCTCTTTAACGGTATCAGACAATGCATTGTATAGGTTGTGGATTGCTGGATGATAAAGTTGAAATACATTATACTCTCTCCACTTTACTGTGGATAGGCTTCCAGACTCCATCCAGTACTTGTCGTCTTCACCTATTCCATTTACACCTCTTAGACTAGCCTCATTGATTAGTTTATACTTTTCAGATAAAAACTCAGACAGGTTGTCTAAATCATTGTCTAGATATCTTTCAAAAAACTTGTGTTCCCTTGTTGGGGTGTTGCTTTGTTCCATTATTGCTCCTTTGACATATCTATTATACTACAACTACGATCTTTTGGTATATTGCTTTTTTCTCCACGCAAATTTTTTATAGTGTGCTGTAATGTGAGATCTTCTATTTTCAGATAAAATCTCATGCTTTTCATTTGTTTCTGAAGACGTATCGATTACAAGATTCCAGGACTCTCTTTTTATTGGTATAAGTTGTGCAACTGGAGTGCCCTCTGGTATAACGCCCTCAAAATCTCTTCTTATAAAAAATGGCATAAATATTGGAAGACCCCAAATATCTGCATCGACTACTCCAGATGGGGTCCAAAATGGAAGGTCTGGCCTGTTTAATGGCATTGTCATAAGCAAAGAATAATCTTTTGGTGTTTCATAAAACCATTGCATTTTTACCCCAAACTGTATTGGGTGAACATCTGATGGTATAGCCATATCAACATTTGGCCTTTTATCTATAAGCATAATATTTTTTTCCCATGACAACTTAGGCTTACCGTCTAAAGAAAGTTCTACATGCAGATCATCTTCCAAGCAGTATTGGTATCCCAAAGTCATGGCATCCATAAAAGGCATACAGAGTTTTGTCGACACATTCGATCCGTCAGCACCACGGTCATTTACAGGATCTAAGTGCTTAAGGTCATTTGTGGTAAGGTGCTTACCTAAATCTCTATACCATTGAGGTATTTTTTTATATGCTGGCTCAGGTGGAACACCATTTTCATTGTCAGATATAAAAATTAATTCTTGATCAGTGTCTTCAGATTCCATATTCTTCTTTCAGTTTATTCATATCTCTGTCTTCCAGTGTTACAACCATGTCGAACATGGGAGATGCTATATCTATAATACCATACTCGTCTGAGAGCATGTGTTTTCCAGTCTTTCGTATAGAAAAGTTTACAAACTCAGTATTAAATATTATAGAATCTACTTTTGGGGCATCAGAAATAAATGTCTTTTCTTGAACCACAAATGGAGAAAACTCATTATCTATATTTTTTATTTTAACTATTAAATTTTTATTTATAAACCAGGGTATGTAAAATCTATAGCATGCGCTAAAACATTCACTATTATTAAAAATTTCTTTTGATGGATAAAACTGTCTTTGATGGCACTTATCAAGAGCATAGAGATTTTTGTTTTTTGGTTGTACCCATATTTCTGCGTGAGTTTTTTGTCTTAATGTTACAGTGTTTTTTTCAATAGAAACTAACTCTGGTCTTGGATACATGTGAGAAACATACATGTTTACTGGATGAAGAATCTTATCCAAGTAAGAGTCTTTAACATACAAGTAATCTCTCCATCCCACCCTTACATTAGACGCTTTTTGTATTTCTGGAAAGGATAGGTTGTACGAATTTACCCAGAACTCAGAACCCAAAATGCCATTTTGCGCTATCATCTTCTATAATATCCTCTTGGACATGTTGGCTTAATGGCAGTAACTTTTCTAACTAATTTACCTTTCACACAGGTGACCGTAGTTTTCTTTAACAAGGCAGCCTTGGATTCTGATTCTTTCTTAGCCTTCAAATCTGCAGCAGCCTTGGCTTCTGTTTCTTGCTTGGCTTTGAGTTCTGCAGCAGCCTTTGATTCTGCTTCCTGCTTTGCTTTCAACTCCGCAGCAATTCTTACTTCTAATTCTTGCTTGGCTTTTAGTTCTGCTGCAGCCTTTGCTTCAATGATTATTTGATCTGCAAGGAATTTGTTTGCTGCTTCAATTACTTCAGGGTATGCCTGAGCAGTATCAAACTGATTGCCAGCGTTTACACTCCAAAATTGGTCTGTCCAGAGAGGATCATCTGGAGCACTTGAACATTCAGCACCCATACCAGCACCTGATGCACCGATATAAATCCACTCGCCATTTTTTTCAAACCAAGCAGGAATTCCAGAATCTGCCCCACACGTATATTCCCCTTTTTTATACTTTGCTTGCAGGAGCATAAGTTCTGGCCAAACTGTATAAAGTTCCTTATTATTCCCTAAAATTAAATCTGACCTCACCGTTGTTTCAATTTTTCGCGGAATTCCATCTCGCTGTGCTTTTCCCATAGCCTCTTCATAGGAAGTCAGACCGTATCCAATTTGCGTGATTGTCTTGTTGAACTTAACTAAATCACGAAGTTCTTCTAAAGTCGCAATTCTGTAAGTTTTTGTGCTGAGTGGTTTATCAAGAATTATGATTCCAAAGTCATACATTGGACCATAGAGTTTGCTTGGGTCTCCATTAATTGCGCCACCGTCTCTGTACATAGGTGAAGGAAACTGTGCGATACCTCTTGCCTTTTGCTTTGCTCCAATGTTGCCTGGAGCGACTATAACTCCTGGAGCACTAACCCAAACAGGTGCTTCATTTAGATCAAGTAGTCCAGATTTAGGTAAAGCGGTTTTGTAAGAAGGGTACTTCCCATCAATCGGGTTTCTCGCAAGACAATGTGCTGCGGTCATGACAATTCTTGGAGCAATTAGTGCACCAGTGCAACCTGCCTGCCCATTTTCATGCCAATGAATAATTGCAACAACTCTTGGGTCGCCAAGCGCTAACTCGCCACCATGTACTGCATGGGCTGAAGTTGTTGGGATAAATAAACTTAAAGAAACTAGAACTAACAAAAACTTTTTCATTAAGACTCCTTGATTTTAATTACAAGTTGGCAGGGATCTCCACCATCTTCCCACTCTTGTTGCTCTTCATCTGTCATATAAGGATCGCCCTCATGTGTATTGCAGAATGGTTCTGTTACCCAACCTCTTTCAATACCGTTTTCAAGCCAGATTTCAAACTCATTAAAATCTGATTCTATATTTTGAATGTCTTTTAGTATTTCGTCAAATTCTTCGTTCATATACTAAGTATACTCCTAAGCGCTTATGATGTCAACTGGACCCATGCATGATGGGTTAAATTTAATTGCTGCAGATACTGCTTGCTGTACTCTATTCCTTGCATTTTTCTGCTTATCTGTTGCATACATAACTCCGTATGCATACTCTGATCCAGAGCCAATAGAGATATATGGTAATGAATATTTAGACAAAGACATATCACCAGAACTATGCTCGTATATTTCTCCACGAATACCAATGATTAAACTAAGTTCGCCTTCTTTAGATGTGTCAATCCAGAACTCGTTATAAAATTCACGAAGTTCTTTGATGAACTTTGTATGCATATACTTATCTGTGTCTTTAATATTGGGTGCTGATGGTCTAAAGTTATGCCTAATTCTGTCTCCGTCCATTGAGCCAGCATACCCAATTAAGTAAGGCCCAACCTTCCAAACTTTTGGTGATTCAAGTGCAAGGATAACTCCGTCATCTGATGCTCCACGATCTCCAGCCATATAAATTTTTTCTTCATGGCGTAAAGCAACAATACAGGTCATGACAAAGCCCTCTCCAGATAGGTGATACTCAAGTATACCATTACCCAGAGAGGGCTGTCAACTACCGTCAATAATGACTAATTAGCCTTTTTGTCTACCGTCTTAAACGCATCATTGATTTCTGCCAATGTGAGTTTTCCATCGTCCAAAAAAGCCCTTGCCAGTCTTTCAATGACTGTTGCTACGCCTAATAGTCCTGCTAACAATACTGCCTGAACTGTGTCAATTCCAACTACTGCACCAGCACCAAGTACTGATAGGCCAGATGCTGCGAAGACTGCGACAATACGCATAAGGATATTGGTGATTGCTTTTTGTGGGTGCTCCTTTTTAGGAGCCTCTACTACCTTCTTAGTTGCCATTTTAGTCCTCCTTTCTTAGGGGGATTGTAATTAGCCAGACCACTGTTACTGCAAGTGTTGCAATACCAACAATGTCTCTGGCTGATCCTGTTAGGGTTAACCATGCGATAAAGAATCCAAGGAGGGTAAATGCTTGTGCAATTACTTCCATGCCTGCGTCCTTAAGCCATGTGAAGAATCCCTTCACAACCTTTGTTATTATTTTCATTCTTACCTCCTCATCCCAATCATTACGTTAGCAATCTGCGAAACAATGATTACTGGGATAATGACTTCTTGGGCCTTTTCTCTCTGATCGTCTGTCATGTCCATACCTAATTCAGAGAAATTAGATAGGAGTTCTGTAACATCCACTTCAAATACTGCACCAAGTGGGTCTGCTAAGAATGCTTCTGTTTGTACTTCTGTTACTGCATCTGCTAATGTAAATGGCATTGGTGTATCCCCTGCTGATTCTGCTCTGTCAGTAAACTCAACGAATGCTTCGGCAAGTGCTGGGTTAGACTTCATCTGCTCAGCAATCTCTGTAACTTCTGACGGCTTAATACCAAGGTCTTCTGCAACTTCTACTTTTGCTTCTTGCGTCAATGCTTTAATGGTTTGACTTACTGCTGTGACTTGTTCAGCAGAAAGTGTAACTAATTTGTTATCCTTGCTTGTAAGGTTAGCAATAATTCCAGATAAATCTTCTGAAGTTCCAGTTCCCTTTTCAGGAATGAGGGCTGCTAATACTTCATCTTTGATTTCTACATCTGGTTCAGTCCAAGGATTATCTTCTGGCTCTGGATCTGGTCCAGGTTCTGGTGAAGGTTCTGGAGTAGGTTCTGGAGTAGGTTCTTCAGTTGGTTCTACAACTGGCTCCTCAGTTGGTTCTGGATCTGGTGTAACCTCTGGGGTAGGTTCAGGTGTAGGCTCATCTGTAGGGTCTGCTGTAGGCTCTGGAGATGGCTCTGGTGTAGGCTCTTCAGTTGGTTCATCTGTAGGTTCTGGTGAAGGCTTTGGGCTTGGTTCTTCAGTTGGTTCTTCAGTTGGTTCTGGAGAAGGTTCTGGTGTGGGTTCTGGGGTAGGCTGATTGGCTGCAGCGTTTGCTGCTGCCTGTGCAATAGCAGATTGAATTTCTCTTTGTGACTGTTCATAATAATAATCCCATGAATCACTAATAGCATTATTTAAATCAATTATTGACTGATTATATATTTCTATTCTGCTATTCTTCAAGTCTAAAGCATCTTCTGTATCTGCAATGGCATCAAGATGTTCCTGTGTTTTGGTTTGCAAAACCTGATTCATTGATGATAGTATTGCATTCTCAGAGTTGTATACGCTTAGTTTGTCATTGTATGCTTCTAACTTATTATTATAATTTGTTTGTGCAGTAGTCCTTGCTGCAAGTGCTTCATCATATGCATTTAACTGTGATTGAGTTGGTCCTGGTCCAGAAGAGAATGTTCCAAGGTTACAACTAAAACCTACTCCCCATCCACCAGTATAGTCACAACCTGCTCCAGTCCAACCTCCAGGAATTGCCCATCCAAGATGGTAAGAGCCTGGGCCTCCTCCGTTATACCACCATATCTCTACATCTAAAGTCTTGTCTTCACTAACATCATACACTGGAGAGTAATCACTCCAGGTAACACCCTGTTCCACCCAGTTATTGACAGCAAGTTGTCCATCAACATACATTCTAAAACCATCGTCTGTGGATCCTGCAAAGTATGTAGTTGTCCAATGATCTGGTACAGTAATTCTTCCAGTAAATTTAACTATAAAGTTTTCATATCTATTACCGCAAACTGGCAGTTGCATAGAGTTTGAGTTCCAAGTACCAGAACAGATAACTCCGCTTGGAGTTGCTATGTTTGGCCAGGTTCTGGCTAAATAATAAACCGTATATGCCAAACCCTGTCCTCCAGCAGACTGAATATTTGATTGGGTGGTTTGAACATTTATGTTGGCTATGCTGAGAGCATCCTGTGCATCGTTTCTTTCTTCAAGGGCGTTGTCCTTATTCTCAAGGGCAATGGCTACTGTGGCTGTCTGACCATCCACATTTGACTGGGCAAGGTTCTTTGCTTCTAAGGCTGTGGCCTCTGCCTCTACTGCATCCTCATGAGCATCGTAGGAATCATCCCTAAGTTCCATCGCATTTTTGGCATAGGCGAACTTGTTTTCTGCTATATCTATAAGATCTATAAAATCATCTTGGTATCCAAGATCGTCTACGCTATCGTTAAGTTCCTGTATTTCTTGGGCTGCAACTGTGAGTGGATCGTCAGAGTTGGCTTCCTGGGGGGCTATGAGTAGCCAACCAAAGGCTAAAACTGTGGCTGTTACTATTCTTAGTAGTAGTTTAATTCCCTTTCCCCCTTGCAGACGACATGTCTGATAGGATGATTATACCATTTTATTGCACAAAAAAGGGGCTACCGTAATTGGTAACCCCTTTAATGTTGGACTAATTACTTAACTAGAGTAACCTTAGCCTTTGGATTCTTCTTGTTCCACTTTGTAGCAAGTGCATTGAATGACTTCTTCAAAGAAGCAAGTGCAGCAGCGTTATCTGCTGTTAACTTAGCAATTGCTGCATCCTTAGCAAGTAGAGCAGCATCTGATGCTACCTTAGCAGCAGCAGCCTTATCTGTCTCTACCTTAACTGCTGCAGCAAGTGCTGCATCTGAAGCAACCTTTGCATCTGCAAGTGCCTTAGTAGAAGCAGCCTTCTCTGCTGCAAGAGCAGCATCTGAAGCAGTCTTAGCAGCAACTGCATCTGCAGCAGCCTTTAGAACTGCAGCATCGGCCACGGCCTTGGCAGCAAGGGCTGCATCCTTTGCAGCCTTTTCAGCAGTAAGTTCTGATACTAGATCACGAACTGAAATCTCTGCAAATGGAGCAAGTGTTGGAGCAGTCAAACCTACTACTGCTGCTGCAACTGCATCTGTTGATGTTGTTGGAGCAAATGTAATAAGTGAGCGTGTTCCAGTTGCTGGAAGAGTTGCCTTAAATGTAGCAACTCCGAAGTCTGAAAGTGTAGCACCAGTTGTTGCTGTTGCTGTATCCATGACTGCTGTTGAAGCAAATACTGTTGCAGTAATTGACTTACCAGATACCTTGTTACCAAATGTGTCTGTTGCAGTTACTGTAATGTCTTGCTTTGTTCCTGCAGCACCTGTAGCAGGAGCAGAAACTGTTAGGTTGTTAATGAGACCAGCAGTACCCTGAACATAGTATGTCAAAGTTACTGGACCATTTGTGATTACAATTGTTCCAATTGCTGTTGTCTTTGTGTAGACATAAAATGTTGCGGTTGTTCCTGTACCAGTTGCAACTGTCAAAGATGAAGATCCTGATGTTGCTCCTACTGGTGCAGCAGTTGAGTGTAGTGCAGATACGATTGTTGCATTTGTTGAAGTTGCAGTAACTGATGTTCCTGCTACTACTGTTGCTACAATCTGAACAACATCTGTGTTATCAACAGTGTTGTCTGCAGGTACTGGTCGTACGATTGCAGTCGTTAGCGCTGTTCCAGCAGTTGCTGGAGTATCATACCCTGCGCCACCTGTTTTTGCGGCATTCCATGTGGATGCTACAACTGACATGGTGTTAGCACTTGCAGGTGTTGCTACCATTGTGCCCAGTGTCATGGCTGCAACCATGGCTAGAGCGATTTTCTTGAATGAATTCATTCTTATTTCTCCTTGTTTATAGTAGATTAAATCTATCCAAATAGTCTTTTACATCATTTGGCATAGGTTTATATTCTATCACATTGTCTCTACCCGTGTCAACCTGCTTAGGTCGATCACTAATAGTATGAACTTCGACCACCATATTTTGGTCTTTTGGGGTATGTGATATTGCCCCAAATATTGCCCCACACACAGCATCAGCCAAGTCCTTTGACTTTTTGCGTGGGTGGTCAACTCTGTCATTTTTCATAATCTTTAACTGTGTTAGTTCATCAAATAATAAATCAATTGCAGGCATAGCAAGTCTTTCCTCATACACAAGCATAGCCATATCCTCATAATGTTTTTTAGCAACAGAAACAGTATCAGTTTTCATTCCTACCTGCTTCAACTCATTCTGAATATCAAAAGACTGCCAACGGTCAAATGAAACCATGCCGATATCAAACCCAAGTCTTCTAAGGTTCTGAATCCATTGCTTAACCTCAGATAGATTAACTGGACCTTCAACCTTTGGCTCCCACCATGCTACTGCATCTACTACTACAATTGGTGCTACCTGTTCATAATTATTGATTACTTGTATGTTTACCCATTTTTCTACATGTGCAATTGCTACCGCACACTTATCGTGCTTTTGTGCAAGGTCAGCATGTACATAATATTTTTTAGTTGGGTCTGGCTTAAATGATTCATCAAACCTTTTAAAAGTATCTACTGGGTTTCTTAATGTCATACAGGCTCTTACTTTATCTGCTTGCTTAAAGAATGCATCAGAAGCAAATGTTGGCACACAAGCAAATCGCATCATTGCATCTCCAAGGTCTGTCATAAATGCAATCATAAAATCATCAATCTTACGAGTAGGGTTTACTTCCCATGTTGGTCTCTTTAATGCAAATACCCCTGGGTACTTATATGATGTTATTTGATCTTCATCCCATGAAATTTCAAATGTGTTGTCTGTGCTATCTTCTGGAAGCAGTGGATTAATGGTAAACTTGTGTGTTCTTTCTATGACTTCTTTTTCAGCAATTACATCATCATATCTTTCTGAGATAAAGTCACCTGGATATCTTGGGAATGAAAGCAAAACAACTTTGCCCAAATCAGGAAAACGAGAGTCTACCGATCCACGGAAAGCCTTATAAATGTTGTCAGCAGTCTTACCCTGTTCGTTGCCTGTTCCAACTTCAGACGCAAAACCAGAGATCTCGTCAAGAACTGCAAGCAGCAAGTTCAAACCCTCATGTGACTCACGCTCTGAGTGACCAGAGTAAACTGTAATAGATTTGTCAAACTCAACAGAGTCTGCTTTAGCGTTGTACTTTCCTGCAAACCAAGGGGATCTTTCAATCTTTGACTTAAAACCTTTAAAGAAAACATTCTTTGCTTGTTGAGCGTTAATAGCCACATTGATAAGATCAATAGCATCTCCAGAGGGTTTACCAAAATACTTTGCTGGGTCTTTTAAACATAGAAGTTTATATACGATGTATGAGCATGCTACTGTTGATGTGAAGTCTTTTCCAGATCCCTTGCCAAGTTGCAAAATAATTTCATTCTTTGTGTACTTGC